ACTAAAATCATTTAATTCGTTTTGATTAAAAGTTGTAATTGCATTTTTAACAATTGTAGATATATCAGATGGTGAAAGTGTAGTTTCATTAGCGTTGTATTTGCATGTAACATCAACTAATAAGTAAAGATAGTCAGGGTTAACAACGACTGGTGTTATACCCAATGTACATTTGTCAGATAAGTAAGATTCAATTTCTTCTTTTTCAACATCTGATAAAAATTCACCAGTAAAAGTAGCTGGTGCTACAAATACTTTACCAAATTGAGGTGCACCAGTAGTGGTTTCACCACCGTAAACGTGAACTGTCTTAATGTATTGATAGTTTTGTAAAACTAAATTGCGAAAATCTTCAGTCGTGATAGCACGCTCTTGAGTCTGAAAATTTCTCGGTGCTCTGTAACGAATTTCTTCAATGCTCTCAGCCTCAGCACCACCAAAAGAAGTGGAAGTAACTGTAATGGTTGGTATAATGGCAGAACCATATCCGTTATAAGATCCTAAGTTGTCGTCTAGTATAAAAGAAGTGCATTTATTAGCTGCATTTCCAGATGTTACTCTATAGCTAGCCGTAACAATTGCACCATTCTTTGGTTTTCTGCCAAAAGTGCCATCACCAAAAACAATTTCATACTTAGTATCTTCTGTTGCTTGAACAAAGTATACTTGTGAATTAGCGTTCAAACCAAATAAGTTATTAGACTTTATGTAAGATAAAGGAGTCAAACCATTATCTTCTGTGACACCAACTAGTATCGAGTCAGTATCAATCAACTCATTAGTCAGTATAAATCTTTGACCTTCAAGTGAAGAATTGTACACAAAAGAATCTTGTGCTATGAACCCTTCATAAATACTAACATTAGCGGCTGTAAATACGTTATTTGATGGATACAGAGTCAAAGTCTCATTAGTTACAAAAGTATAAGAACCATTTGAGTTTTTACCCGTGAAGCGTGTGCCCTCTGGTATTTCAAATGAAGATAATGCAGATTGAGCAAAAGTTAAATTAACTATAGCTCTTGATGATTTTGCTGACCTTGGTGTGTAATTTAGAGCTTTAGCTATAGATATTACACTGTTTCTGAGTTGTGCAGAATCCATAAACATTTCAGAAGCAACCATGTTCAGATAGAAAGTATTTAAGTAAGTGTTATAGCTCAAAATATCAAGCAACACAGACATGTTTGAGCCATCAAAATCGTAGTCTTGAAATAGACTCTGGTTGCTTAAGTACGTCTTTAAAGAAGCTTTGAGGGTATCAAAGTCTAAGTTTACAAGACTGATAGAGGTGTTTGCTGCCATTTATCTGATTCTTCTTAAGATGAGGTCTACTGATTGCACCACCTGGCTATTTAGTATCATAAAATATATACCTATATTTACAGTATCAGTCTGTTCATTTCTATTGACTATCACTTGCATTACATTTACACGCGGTTCACTCTTTTGTATTGAGTTTGTGATTTGAAAACGAACTTCTTCTGCTAAGATTTCATCATTAGGTTCAAAAAGAACTTTTCTGATGTTGCCGCCAATAGATGGTTGAAACAAGCGTTCACCCGTCATTGTTAAAACTATATTACGAACAGAACGCTTTATTGCTATGTCGTTCTTTGTCCTAGCTAAATCTTTGGTGATAGGGTGTGGTGTAAAGTCAGTAAGAAAATCTGAAAATAAATCTGGTATTTTCTGTAACTGAGTGATCGTGTCAGCTCTAGTTGACAATTTTTAAGTCTCCTTAATCGTCGTTGAATCTGATCTGTTGACCGTCCATTCTAACTATACCAGATGCTGTAATGGTGATGTCACCAGCTGATGTAGTCATTGTGATAGTTTCTGCTTCTACTATAAAGTCTTTACATTTAATTTTAAATGTTTGGGCTGATTCCATATAAATGTTTTCGCCTGATATGACAGTTGTATTGGCTGCTGATCTTACTTGTACTTGCTTATCAGAGTTTACGTCAATATTACCACCAGAAGCTACTTGCCAATCACCCAATAAAGTATCTGCACGAATACCACTTATTTGTGAAGCGTAATATCCCTCAATATTTTCATAATAATTTCCTGACACTTTCTTAGCGTCGTCACCGCGCACAGTCTCTTCTTTATCTTCATTGACTGCCACTATGTAGTTTTTACCAATACCTACTTCATAGTTACCCTTGATGCCCAACACTTTATAACCAGCCATTGCTTCATAAACAGAGTTATCTACATTCAATGAATAATTACCAGCAATTTTAAAATCTACTTGACCGTCGGATGTAAAAGTGACACCATCTTTATGATATAAGCTAGTTTTTCCTTGAACAGTTTGTTTCCAACCACCATCACTCTCTAATTCTACGTACGTACCTTTTGTATGACCAACTTTTAAACTTTCTTTTCCAGGTGCATCATTAATATGAAACTCATGGCCACCTCTTGTCATTGTAGCCTGATTGTATGGATAATCCGTTTCAAACTTAGATTCTGGGTGCCTTCTGTTTTCTGGATCATCAGACATATTAAGTCACTCCAGTAAATAATAATTGAGATCTTCTAGATAGCATTGCTTGCTTTTGCATAAACTCTTTTCCGAGTGTGTAAAATGGATTTTTATTTTCATCAGGAAAAATTGAAAAAGTTACTTTGGGATATAATACGTTATTGACACCCTGTGCTAATAATGGTATTAAACTTGCAGCCATATTTATGATTGAGCTAAAACTATAGCCGCTCCCCATCACTTTAGTAGCACCAGAAATTTTTGCAAAGTCTATAGAACTACTTATAGCACGCATTAGTTGAGGTCCAGAAACTGAAACTTTAAATACAGATTCTAATGAACCAACTAATAATTTTTGAGTATCATATTGAGTATGCTGTTGCGGTGTCGCAAAGTTTGGTTGCCCATTTCTTAGTGTATATATTGGCTCTCCAATATTCATTGGATCAACCCACTTAATATATCCTGGATAAGGATCATTATCATAAGAATAGTATTCTTGAACATAACCAATTGGTGGTTCTATTTGTACACCAGTGATGGGTGAAAAAGATACAGAAGGTACACGAGCTAAAGGTGTAGTTATTATACTTTTAATACTATTTTCTAGTGCTGTTGTCTTGACAAAATTTAAAGCACCTCTAGTATAACCGGTAATACCATTGATACTTGTAACGGCTTGAGCTAAAGCTAAATCAGCTGTAGCTGCTGTTCCATTATTTAACACACTAATACCGCAAACTCGAGTATTAGCTAAAGCATTGATTAAATTTCTAACGCTATTCATTGCATATGCTGCTTCATTTAGTGCTGCTAGTATCTTTTGTATGCCTAGTTTATTAGCAAGTTCAAGTATAGCGTTTCTGATAGCGTTAGCAACTACATTAACAATACCACTGATAATACTAGTCAAGTCTAATTGAATATTTACTTGCAGAGCGTTGAATGGTAAGCAAGGAAGAGCAGATATTTTATAGTTTGGATCAACTTGTTTAAACAGTTGTAAAACGTCACCGTCAGATCCAGTACCCACTGATGCTATGGTAGGAACATCAGCAAACTTCATTCCTGCTTCTTTACTCATGATGATGCCATCATCAACTTTTACACTGTCGACTAACCCTTGTTCTTGACCACCATCTATTTGATTTATTGTGATTCTATTGGGATTTAACGCACTATATGGGTTAGACACTGATTGTTGTGATGCTGCTGGAATACTACCAACCGTTGTGTCAATCTCTGGTGTGCCTCCAGTAGTACTATCAGATTTTGCATCACCAGCTTTACCAACAGTTCCTTGAATAATTGGATACTGATAGTCACGATCAGCCCACATACCCATTACGCGTGAACCAACCATGAGACCAACTGGAGCTGTTCCTATTCTTCCGAGTGCAGCAGAAGTAGCTGGTTGCATCACCTGCGCCCATGGTAAATCTTCATCTGGAATATTAGCTTTGTCATCATGTCTTCCAAATATACGTACTTGCACTCGTCCAGAACGGTGTGGATCCATCACATTTGTGACTATACCAATCCACCATCCGGATGGTTGCCCTAATGATCTCTCAGTCATAGTTTTTTAGTCTCCTCATGATTCATAAGCACCTTTGATGCATTCGATAACGCAAGTATATCGTGGTCTTTCACCAAACTCGCCTATCTTATGATGTATCCTTGATATCAAAAAATTACCAGTCATCAAAGGATCTTCTTCGGACTCACCGGTGAATCCTTTTTTATTTGGTATCGTGCATTCTATCATTTGACCAGCAGTCAATAATGTATCACCAGGTACACGAATTTTCATGGCGTTCTGCATCAATGCGGCTAAGTATACTTGTAAGTCTCCCGTGTGTTCAGGTATGTTAGTTACTGGTCGTTGTGATATATCAACCGGTATAATTGATTGTGGTGGAATTTTAGAATCAAAATATTTATTTTCAAAATCAGATGTTATGTTTGAACTCTCACCACCTAAATTGTATTCACTTGGCTTTGGTTCAACTATTTTTGATTCAAATTGCCATGTCGTAAAATTAAAAGTAGTTATTTTTCTTGGTCCACCGTACTGAATGTTTTCAATAGACTTAAATTGTGTAGGAATTTTAAAAGATATAATATTATTATCTTCTCTGGCTGCATAATCTATATTAAGAGCAGACTGTTCAAAACTTTTGACTATAGATTGAGAAAATAATTTTTCTATTGTAACAAAATTATAAGCTTGTTGTTCATTTTGTCTATTCTCAAAATAAACATAGAGTGGAGACTTATTATCAGCAGAAACTGATCTTTTTCTAATCATCTCTATAGCTCTAAATGGGCTCATATGAGGTACAACTATTTTTTGTGGAGTCTTAGTCTGCTCAACTATAATAGGTTTTTGACTTCTTAAATAATTAGTATGAACATCCTCAATCATTTCTGAACAAAGCTGATTGTAACTTTTTTGCACATAATTTGTTTTAGCATACATTGCTTCTTCAGAAACACATTTTAACTTATATTTTTTACCCTTTTGGGCACCCGTCATTTCGACTT